CTTCGGACTCCCCTTTTTTTGTAAATACATATAGTATCCTGTAAAGTTATGCCACGAGGTCGTATGAATAAAGTTGACATTCTAGCACGGGTCTATAAAATGAAGACCGAACTCTACAATGGCACACATTATGCCAAAGATAAAGAGTGGCATGATGGAGCACATGATGCACTTAACAGAGTTCTTGATTTACTAAACGAGTATAGTTCATGAATCAATCCTCCATAATTTTATTGTTGTGTCTGTCTCCTCTGGCGGCAATATTTCTTGTTATGAAGTTAGCGCTATGGATAGGTGAGACTGCAGAGTTTGCTGCTAAGACTAAAGAGCTTGAAAGAATGCAACATGGACCATATATTGTTTGGGATGAAGAAGAGGAGGAAGACAAATGGACTTGACTTATCTTTATGAAGAAATTTTGAAATCTAAAAATGAAACTTTGATGGAAGAACCATGTCCTTTATATGAACCAGAGTGGGAAGATGCAACTGAAGAAGACTGGGAAGACTTCTGGTATAACGAGGATAAATAATTTGTATCTTGAGAAGTTGACATGGCAGCTGAGTGGTATAAAAAGCAACCAAAGAATAGAAATTTTCTGAATCCAATTGGATATCTCCTAAAACTTGAAAAGTTTGAAGGGGTGGACTTCTTTTGTCAAACAGCAAATGTCCCTGATATTAACATGCCTGTTACGGAGATAGCAAGTCCGTTTAGAAGCTTGCCTATTGTTCCTGGAGGTGGTGTTAGTTTCGGGGATCTTGTCGTGCGTTTTATTGTTGATGAGGATCTAAAAAATTATAATAGCATTTACAAGTGGATTAGAGATAATGGAAATGCTGATCAGATGACACGCAAAACTATTGAGGAAGATATCTACACAAATGCCCAACTGCATATTGTAACTTCTCAATACAATCCAGCATTTATTATTGACTTTAGAAATATATTTCCAACATCACTCACCAACCTTCAGTTTGATGCTACAATTAATGATGTAGAATATATTACTGCTGAAGTTGTATTCAAGCATCAACAATTCTTTATTTGTGATAAGAACTTTAAACCATTATGAATTTTGAAACCCTTCGTAATAAATTTGAACAATTGAGAGAAGAATGGGCAGAAGATAGCGCAGTTGACTTTCAGTTCAAGAACAAACAGTATACCACAGATTTGGGACAACTTGCTTTAGACATCCCTTTTCAACATAATAAATACTTAAACCATTACACTGACATTTCTCAGATCAAGACTTCGTTAGAGTTTGAGATCCGCAAGTTGGTAAAAGAGAAACGTGAGTATTACTCAGGCGAAGCAGACGCAAAAACTTACGCCTCTAAACCATTTGGATCAAGCATCAAGACTTCAGAAAAAATGAAAACTTATCTTGAGGCAGACGATGATATTGTCAACCTTGAGGCAAAGATAAAATATCTTGACCAGATGTTGTACTGGTTAGATCAAGTCATGCGTCAAATTTCAAACAGAGGATTTCAGATCAAGAGTGCCATTGAGTGGGAGAAATTTATCAATGGACAATAATGACCCTACTCTCTGTAAAAAAGAAGAATGAAGTTTACGTAACTATTCAGTCCGCTGAGCCTCATGTTCATATGGAGCTCTCGGACTACTTTACTTTTGAAGTTCCAGAAGCGAAGTTCCTGAAGAAGAACCCCAGATACAAATACTGGGATGGAACTATTCGTTTGTATTCACCTGGAACAGGAGAACTTTATGGTGGACTGATGAAGCACCTTCAGGTGTGGGCAGAGGAACGTCAGTACACTATTGAATATGAAAAGAATGATTGGTATGGCGATGTGCAAGAAACGAACGACTTTGTTTCTCCCGCTGGTATCAAAACATTCATGGATAAAATTACTAGAGAAGGAATTACTCCAAGAGAGTATCAGTACAATGCTGTCCATGAAGCGATAAAGAACAACCGTAAGTTACTTCTTTCTCCCACTGGGTCTGGGAAGTCTCTGATGATCTATTCCCTCGTCAGATACTATACTGCTACCAACAAGCAAACGCTCATCATCGTCCCTACTACGTCCCTGGTAGAACAGATGGTTAATGACTTTATTGATTATGGGTGGAATGCTGAAGATTACGTTCATAAGATTTACTCAGGCAAGGATAAGAATACTGATAAACCGATAGTCATTTCAACTTGGCAATCCATTTATAAATTTCCCAAGAGATATTTTGATGACTTTGATTGTGTGATTGGAGATGAAGCACATCTCTTCAAGTCTAAGTCACTAACAGGTATTATGACAAAGCTTCATAATGCAAAATACAGATTTGGTTTTACTGGAACACTTGATGGTAGTAAGACACATAAGTGGGTATTAGAAGGATTGTTTGGTGATTGTGAACGTGTTACTAAAACAGATGATTTAATCAAGTCAGGTTATCTATCTAAATTTAGGATCAAAGTATTGCTATGCAAACATGCTCCACAATATTTTGAAAGTTATCATGATGAAATTGATTATCTTGTTCAACATCGTGGTAGAAATAATCTGATCAAAAATCTTGTAAAAGATATTGAAGGTAATACGCTTGTGCTATTCAACTATATTGAGAAGCATGGTGAACCACTTCTTGAATTGATAAATAGCACCGTAGATCCACAACGAAAAGTATTTTTCGTACATGGTGGAACTGATGTTGAAGACAGAGAACAAGTCCGACAAATTACTGAGACTGAGAACAACGCTGTTATTATCGCCTCTTACGGTACATTCTCAACTGGTATCAATATCAAAAGACTACACAACATTATATTCGCTTCACCCAGCAAGTCACGTATTCGTAACCTGCAGTCCATCGGAAGAGTCCTACGTAAAGGTGAAGGAAAGGACATAGCAACCTTATATGATATTGCTGACGACATTGGTGGTCAGAATTACACTTTACGACATTTGAATGAAAGAGTAAACATTTACAATGAAGAGAACTTCAAATATGAGGTTATAAAAGTAAACCTTAGAGCAAATTAAATATGGAAGAAGAATTTTATGCAACACTAAAATTAGTATCTGGGGAAGAAGTAGTAGCTAAAGTTTGCTACCTTCCCGATGAAGATAAGATAATGTTGGATAGACCTTTGATGGTTGAAAATGCAAAACAAAAAAAGGGTCAATTAGAAGTTACTGGATTTGCATTAAAAGAATGGATCAATGCAACGTTTGATACTATGTTTATTATCAATAAAGATCATGTTCTTACTATGACTGAAATCAATAATGAAATTGTTGATTTTTATGAAAAGACAATCAATAGAATAGAAAATAGTAAATCACTAGCTGGTAAAGGAGATAAGTTACCACGTAGAGCAGGATATCTTGGATCTATAAAGCAAGTGAAAAAAGCTTTAGAAGATATCTATAAGAGAAGCTAAAAGCTACAACCTCTCTTGAACCCTGACAGAGTTATTCTACTGGGTTTCTGAGGTTGTGTCAACCCCCCCTTTACATATGACTTATACAATGCTATACTTGATACAACTAATGGTAAGAGTTCCGTGGCATACACAGTAATGACAAAGAAAAAGCAAACAGAGTATTATGTTAATAATAAAGAATTTCTTATTGCCATTACTGACTATAGGAACAAAGTTCTTCGTGCAAAAGAACTAGGTAAACCACGACCTCGTGTTACAAATTACCTAGGAGAATGTTTCCTAAAGATTGCCACGCATCTTTCTTACAAACCAAACTTTGTCAACTACATGTTTCGTGAAGACATGATCTGTGATGGTATTGAAAACTGTCTCCAGTATATTGACAACTTTGATCCTGAGAAATCAAAGAATCCGTTTGCTTACTTCACACAAATTATCTACTACGCTTTCCTTCGTCGTATTCAGAAAGAGAAGAAGCAACTTGAAGTTAAACAAAAAATTCTAGAAAGATCTGGACACGATGAAGTAATGCATACTGACACTTATGATGGTAGTATGTCTGGTATGAACGCTTCTTATTCTGACATGGGTAGTATCAAAGAAAACATTGAAACTAAAATGAACCGATGAGTGATTATGAATGGATTGACGATGAATTCCGTGTTGAACAGAAACGCTTTGGAACTTGGACTAGCTATAGTAAAGAAGGCGAGGGAATCCTCACCACAATTAACAAGGAAC